ATGGGTGCGTCTTGCTCAAAACTCACTTTGGCAAACCACCCATTCAACAGCATCCAAACAATCGACACCGCCATGTCAGTCTGCTGCTTTCATGCAGGTGGTCTCTGCAAGACGGCGCCAGTTGTCCGGGCTCAGCTTACGCAGATCTGCAATCTTCAGCGCCATACGCAGGCTCATTTCACGCAAGCGAACTTGGTTGGTTTCCATGAACTCAAAAATGCTGTCTTGTGTTTCGGGCTCAAAGTCGTAGCCATCAAACAACACACCGTCTTTAGCAATCTGCTTGATACGCAAGATCTTGTCACGCATGGTGTCCAAGGTCAAGTCCAAGTAATGGCAACGACTTTGCAGTGCATCCAAGTGATCTCGCAGTTTCTGCGATTTCATCTTGTCAAACTTCAAGTTGGTGATAAAGATCACGCTGCCTTTGAAGTCAAAACTGTCTGGGATACCTTCGCGACGCAGAGTGCTGGATTCTGATAACCAGGAGATCTTGCGCTTCTTGCCAGAGTCCAGTGCGCCTTTCAGCAAGTTCAGTGCCACGTCGTCCAACAGAATTGAGTCACAGTCATCAAACACCAACACACAATTTGGGTCCGAATACTTGTACAGAGTCTGATACAGGCCAATAGGAGTTGCAGAGCCTTTCACAACTTCTGCGCGAAGCTTCTTGCCTGCGATCTTGTCAAACAGCGTGGCTTTTTCGATTTCTTGCTCCACGCCGTAGCTCTTGCCCACGCCAGGAGGGCCCGATACGATCATTGCACGGATGTCGCCACCAATGCATGCCTTTGACATTTCAGTAAGGATTTCAAAACGCTCGCGGATACGAGTCATTGCTTGCTCTTCAGTCTCTGCGATCTTAGCAGTTGCGGTTGGAGCAGGTGTGTTCTGTTCCACGCTGTCGCCGGAGATCATCTCGTAGTCAGAGATAGCATCAACGCGGATGCGAACAGTAGCAGGGCAGTTGGGGAATGTGCCGTTGTTTTGCACAGTCACATAGCCGCCCTTGGCGCCAGTTTGGAAGCCGCTTACTAGAGAGAAGCTTTGGTTTTTTACAGTTTTGCCGCGATATTCACCGCGCAGGATACGAATAGCACTCATGGTTTCTAGCCCCGTTGTGTTGTTAAGCCACTATTGTAGCAGCGATTACGATACCAGTCAACCGTTTTGCTTGCATCTTTTCCAACTCTACTTGCGAAAAATTGCGACATTTTTCAGCAGTTTTTGTTGTGTGCTTTGGTGTTGACATGAGTGTATTATAGTGCAGATTGTGATATGGGTCAACCTCAAAAAAAAACCCTACAACATGCAGGGTTTTGATGATGTATAAATCATTTAAGTTGGTGCCACCAACACCACTTTGGCAGGGTCCACAAAAAAGTCAAAGACCACAGTTTCGCCATTGTTTATGGGATACGTCCAGTCGCCCAACAGACCGCCCACATTCACACGCCAGGTCCAGGGTTCACCATTTTTGGTGAGATTTAAAATTCCATCACTTTCCACAGTGTTGAAGTTTGGGTCTGAATAGTATGAATCAGGCGGCACTGTCACTACCCAGTTATATGTGTCAGAGTCGTCAGGGTCGATGGGAGCAGCAGGATCGGTTCTTTGTCTCTCTCGAGTGAATCCAGTGTAATTCATCCGAAACTGTGTAAAAAACAAAGTGCCGCCGGTCACAGTTACTGTGACCGGTATTTGCCCAGTGATATCTGTTGTGGTTTCAAACAGGACCAATTCGTCTTGCGCCGGAACAGGTAATTGTCCTGCCATAGGAATTACGTCAGTCACAGTGGTAGTGACCGGACCATTTGAGATCTCCGCCCCGTTGTATGTTGCTTGCACATGTACATCGCCACTGGTGGAATATGCACTGCCTATCATTTTGACTATTCTTTGAACCATGATTTGTCCTCCATGCTGTATTTATGTCAGACCCAGTGAGATTTTATTACAGCATCTGACACTTCGTGTGGCTTTGGATCGCCATGAAACACCAGCACACTATTTTCCGGACTTAGTATGGTGCCACGATTGGGTCTTTTATAGGTTCTATTTTTAAAATTCATGCCACCATCCAGTGCTGTCCACCGCCAACTCACTATGCGTCGTTCGTCCAGGAATCGCCTTTTTTGTGCAGGAATCACTGTGTTTAGATAATCCTGATCACCGCCGTGCTGATGCCGCAGTCCCACACGCTCTATGCCCTGTTGCTCAAATTGAGTCCAGATTGAATTCCAATTCTGAGTGTTCCAATACATCACTGATGAATTTATGGTGTGCAGGTCCGGCCGCCACAGTGAACGAAAATCTCGCAAGGTCCAAAAAAACACAGGACTGAGATTCACGATCCAATCTATATTGTCTACGATTACCGTGTCAAGATCAAAATACAACAATTGCCCGCAGAAATGATCACTATTGAATAGCTGCATTTTGTACCACCAGCTGCGTTTACGGCCTGAAACTCCGGGCCATTCGGTTAGGTCATGTCGTATCATGTGCGTGGGCACAGGGCGAGAAGCTTCGGTGTACACATGTAATCTAGCGCCGCGGGTGAGATGGCGATTCAGCATGCTACACAGTCGATCCACATAAGTGAAATCGTACCCGTTTCCATGTATAACACAGGCACAATCCACTGGATCCTGCGCTGTAAAAACTGTGAGTGGTGTAACTGCTGCTGGTTCCTGTTTCCGGGCACGATGTGCAGATCGTGCCGCACGATGCAGATCTTTTTCAACGCGAGTGGCCATGTTAATCCCCTGGTGGATTATGCCAATAACTGGGATATCTTTTGAGAATGGCCTGTACCGATTCAGGATATTGAGTATCTACCACGTGTGTAGTGGCTTTGTGATTTATGGCTGCAATGGTATCTTTTCTTTTGAATGCCTGCAACATCTCTTCAGGATCTCGGTGCTGGGTTTCTATACAACTCACTACCTTGTTGCGTATCAGCTCGTCTGACCCCATCCAGGTCCAGTGCCAGCCCACTGGCCGGTTGATTCCCACACAATGATCTCTATTTTTGCGCTTGATGCTGGCACCTTTGTATAACTCGTGAGGTGTGTCAAACATACTACGGCGTGCTACCACACTACCTTTCCACCCACGCTCGGCCCGTTGATCAAACTTGTACATGTACATTTCAAACCCGCAGCTGACAGGTCGGTCATGTTGATCCATTGTGGCCACGATTGTTGCCCAGCATTCAGGATTGATGATCTCATCCAGATCACCGTGGATGATGATATCATCGCTGTTGTATTGTGCTAATGCAGGTGCTATGGCTTGCCGCATCATGGTCTCGCATATGAGATTGGTCTGCTCTGCTGTTAGTTCCAATGTGACAACATGTATTTTATCGCCGTAACGCGATTGATACTTGGCAAGATTGTCTCGGAGATAGTAAAGTTTAGGAATGCCGCTAAAAGTCCTGCTGGCTTCTAGGATCACCCAGCGATCTACATAGTGGTCAGTTACAGCTAGATGTATGTCTAGCATGTCAAATTCGTTGTTGAAGAGAAGTGTGTCAATAACCATGATTAGAATCTATAAATGATTTGATATGCATCGTATAAAGGCGCATGACCTTTGGCTTGCAAGTAGTCTGCAATGTAATGGCCTTTTCCTGTGCGTTGATTGCTGTTTAAAAATCTGCTGTTATCATCAATCACTACCAGGGCACCTGGTTTAAGATGCGGTTCAATTACCTGAAATTCCCGTAAATGATGCATAGCACTGAGGTGATCGTTATCCCATTTTACATCATAACTGTCAAGATAAAAAAGATCCACACGGTTCAGATCCAATTGTGTGGCCAAATACAGCACACTGTCCTGGCAGGTTGATTCAAAGCAGTCAGATACGATAGCACCACGGGCAGCAGTCACCGCTGTGGGGTCTATATCCACACTACGCACACTTCCACTGTGATGTTCTACAAATTCTGTAAACAATCTAGCACTTTGTCCATCTTTCCAATTGCCCGGATTTCTCAGTGTGCCAGTTTCAACAATGTGATATTCAGATTGATCACGGCTTTCAAGATGTGCAAACACAAGATTGAATCCATCAGCCCGCTGATAAAGGCCTTCCGTCAGGCCTCTTTTGGCGCCACTCACCCTGGGATTTAATAAGTCGTAGTATGTGTCTCGATAATGTTTAAGCCAAGTCATATTTTATTTAAATCAAACTGCTGTCATCAAATGGTTTTGTGACCAGCCAACAGCGTCCTGATCTATGCACCCGGATGTCTCTTGGTCCAAAAAAGTCCCACACTGCCTGTTGCACTTCAGGATATCCTTTGGTATAGTCGTCGCCAGCGAATAGGGATCCGGAACGCATTTTTGGCCACCAAGCAGTCAAATCATTTGAAACAGCTTCATAACTGTGTCCAGCATCCACATAGCAAAAATCCACTGACTCGTCTGAGAAATGGTCAGCAGCGTCCCAACTCGTCATGCTCAACATTGTTATGTGTTCTATCACCGGAGTTAGATTCTGTTTAAAAATATTTTCAAGATCCTGCACAGTAGCCGGATCATACGCGATCGCTGCTTCGCCTTTCCAGGTATCCACACAATAGAATTTGCCTAATTTATTTCGGTTGATCAGTTCAACCACACAATATGCAGCACTACGCCCGGTCCAGGATCCCAATTCTACCCAAGTGCCGTCGGCAGGAAATTGATCTAATACCAGATCCAGCATCAGAGTATTTTTGTTACTCATAAAGCCCGAGATGTCTTGGTAGAAATGTTTCATCATTGATAGCTTCCTACACAAAATTAATAGTATCAGCGTACCACAACTGAGAATCATTTTTGACCAGTTCTGCCCACTCAATCATGTGATCTATACTGAGTATTTCTTCTTTTCTTAATGCATAGGAATTGCTGAACAATTGGAAAAAATCATCAAGGCAGTGCATATCAAAATTATTTTCCGCCAACAACCCAGGACAAAACTCCAAGACTACCAAACAGCCACTGGGCAAATTTTTCATGGTGTTCGCAGCACCATGTAATACATGTGGTTCCCAACCTTGAACATCCATTTTTATAGCACGTATTTCACCTGCACGATCACCAATCACAGCATCTAGCGTTGTTTGATTCACCACAACATCTCCGTTAGATACTACTCTGGTATCTCCAAAATTATCCGGATTATATTTAATAGTTGTAGTAGATTCAGAGTCGCCCAGAGCTAATTCAAAAAGATGTGCATGTGGACAGTTTTGTTCCAGTACTTGGAAGTTTCTGGGATCGGGCTCAAATGCGAAAACTTCAGCCTGTTGGAGTTGGGCTATTTTGCTGTACCAGCCGATGTTAGCACCTATATCAACCACCACGTCGCCTGGCCGTATATGATCTATCCATATTTTTGTTATGTTACTTTCCCAGCCATTGTGTTTTAGTATTTTTCTGCTGACCATTCGGTCTATACCTGGATCATGTATACAGAAATCAAAATTCAAACCGTGGCAGTTGAGATTAAGTTTGTGCATATGAAGTATTGTCAAATAGAACAACGGGATCAAATTCCATCACATGGTGAAATGCTGTTACAGAAAGTCCTGCGTGTTTGGGATACATTCTCCAAGCATGTGTGGGCAGCTTCTGCAACACACCGACATCTCGGATCCGGTCCGGGTGATAAAAGAAGCTGTTGACTCCGTAAGTGTCCACAGTGAAGAATTGATATCCAAATTGTTCAGTCAACAGTTGATATGCACCCAGGCTGCACCCACAATAGGTCTTTTTATATTTAGGAAGGCCTGGCCGCGCACTCACGATCTGATCTCTGTAGTAACTGAGATATTCCAAGCACATCACCGCTGGGCGGAAATCCTGATTGTACAAGAGATCTTTAAGCACCCAGAAATCAAAACTGTCAATGTCCAGACTGAAAAAGTCCGGGGTGCGTGTGGGCCAGGATTCTGTCAGAGATCCCAGCTGATCGATTGCTATAGTACAATTTCTGTGTTCATAGTCAGGATGTGACCAAGCAACTGGTCTAAGATCATGGCCCACGCCGTGATATCCAAGATTTTCAATCAGATTGCGGATCATGTTCTGTTCACCTGTTCCGGAACCTATTTCTATTGCCCAATGATCGGGATCTCGAATATGTGAACAAAGTAAATCAATTATACCATCTTCTCGGTGTTGCGAGCTGAACTGATATTCGTAAGGTAAAAAGTGTTCATTCAAGGTGGTCATAATGTATTTACCGTTATGTATGCCGATAAATATTTCTATGAAAATTGTAATTGTAACAGGGGGATTTGATCCCGTGCATTCCGGGCATATCAAATATTTCAAAGCTGCACGCGAGTTAGGAGATCGACTCATAGTTGGACTCAACAGCGACGCTTGGCTAACCCGTAAAAAAGGTCGACCGTTCATGCCCGTATGGGAGCGTGATCAAATCATCAGAGAATTAAACATGGTTGATATGACTGTGATGATGGCAGACGATGCGGACAATAGTTGCACAACATTTATTCGAGAAACGCTTGAGTTATTTCCAGATGATGAAATTATTTTTGCCAATGGCGGCGACAGAACCAAAGACAATATTCCTGAGATGCAAATACAAGACCCTAGATTGAGTTTTGTATTTGGTGTGGGTGGTGAAAACAAAGCCAACAGCTCAAGCTGGATACTTGAAGAATGGAAGAAGCCCCGGACTGATCGACCCTGGGGATATTATCGTGTGCTGCATGAAGTGGGATCACATGTGAAACTCAAAGAACTCACGGTGATGCCTGGACAACGTCTCAGCATGCAACGCCACGAACAGCGAGCTGAATTTTGGTTTGTAGCTGAAGGGCAGGCCACTGTGTATACTGTGGATCCCAACAGCACAGAATATGAGATAATGGAAAAGCCTCGACAGCACGAACATTGCTGGATTGAACTAGGGGCGTGGCATCAGTTGTGCAATGACACAGATCAACCATTAAAGTTGATCGAAATCCAATACGGTGCAGACTGTGTTGAACAAGATATCGAGCGAAAATGAAATCAATTCCTGTGTTTGTGGGATACGATCCTAGAGAGGCCATAGCCTATCATACCTGTGTGAATTCAATCATACGCAACAGCAGCAGGCCAGTGGCCATTGTGCCGGTGGCATTGAACTTGTTTCGAGAGTATAGTGAAACACACACAGATGGATCCAATCATTTCATCTACACACGCTTCCTAGTGCCATATCTCATGGACTATCAAGGCTGGGCCATATTCATTGACGGTGACATGATTGTGCGCGGCGACATTGCCGAATTATGGGAATTAAAAGACTATACCCAAGATGTGATGGTTGTGAAACATGATTACAAGACACGCATGACTGAAAAATATCTAGGCAGTCCAAACGAAGATTATCCCAGAAAGAACTGGTCAAGTGTGATCTTGTGGAACTGCAATGCCATACGCAATCGAGCACTCACACCCGAGTTTGTGCAGAATTCAACAGGTGCATTCTTACATAGATTTTCCTGGATCGATGATGATCGCCTGGGCGAGTTACCTGCTGAATGGAACTGGTTGGATGTGGAGTACGAATACAATCCGTTTGCCAAACTTGTCCATTACACACTAGGTACTCCTTGCTTTCACGAGTTTGCCGACCAAGGCGACTTCTGTGATGATTGGCACAAGGAGCGTATGCTCACTGAATACTGTCAGCAACGGGTAATCGTATGATCGTCAACAGTACAAACTTTGGAATAGATTGTTTGCATTCAGCTGAGATCATCAACTGCAAGAACAAGAGCAAGCGGCCGCAGAGATATAGTCATTTGACCCATGCACTGCAAAAAGTCAAACTAGCCGGGCATGTGATGGAATTTGGAGTATATCAAGGCATCACATTGAAAATTATCTCGGACCATTTTAGAAATCACACTGTGTGGGGGTTTGATAGTTTTGAAGGATTACCCGAGACTTGGTTTAAGAAATCAGATGTCAGCGCCAGGCGCTCGCAGCATCCACCTGGAAAATTTGCTCTAGACAAAGAAGAACTACAAGTTGTTGTGAATCAGTTTACCAAAAGAAAAGTAAAACTCGTACCTGGATGGTTCAATCAGACCGTAGTTCCCTGGATGGATCATAATCCAGGAGTGATATCATTTTTACACATAGATTGTGATCTGTACAGCAGCACAATAGACATATTAACATTATTGAATGATCGCATTGTGCCAGGAACTGTGATAGTGTTTGATGAGATGTATCCCTGGCATGATGTTGAATCGTACGATCTATGGGCACAAGGCGAATTTCGCGCATTGGGTGAATGGATTCAGAGCCATCACCGAAGTTTTCGCACCTTGTATCGAAATCAACATCAACAATGCAGTATTGAGGTGATAGTATGACCGGATGGATCTTTCTCAGCAAAGGTGGCGAAGATGAATATGTGAACATGCTGGCTGCCAGTGCTGGCATGCAGCCTATGGATTCAGACTACTTTGATTACCGATACGACATAGCACAGGATCGTAATCGATTGGTACTGCGCGGTATTCTCAAACACAAGATCATGAAACAATGTTTAGCGGATGGTAACAACTTCTATTATATGGATTCAGGTTATGTGGGCAACAATGTGGGTGTAAGCAATAGCCAAGGCATCAAACACTATCACAGGATAGTTTTAAATGATCTGCAACATAGAACCATACGCCCCAGACCCAGTGATCGATGGGATCGGCTGGGTGTGACTCCGCATCCAAAACGATCGGGGCACAAGATCATCGTGGCAGCGCCGGATGAAAAACCTTGTAGATATTATGGTATCGATCAACAACAATGGATCCAGGAAACTGTGGCCGAGATCAAACGGCACACAGATCGTCCTGTGATAGTGCGTGAACGAGCACCAAAAAGACAAGATCGAGTATTAAAAGAACCTTTAAGCCAGGTATTGTCACAAGATGTGCATGCCCTGGTCACATTCAACAGCATAGCAGCAGTGGAAAGCATACTGGCGGGCGTGCCAGCATTCGTGTTAGCACCCAGTCATGTGGCAGAACCTGTGGCCAATAGAGATCTTTCCTTGATAGAAAAATTATTCTATCCTGATCCGGACCTGTTGATGGCATGGTGCCACAGCATGGCCTATGGGCAATATCATGTGCGGGAATTACAAAACGGAACGGCATTTAAAATGATGCAAGAAATATGAGAGTCATAAGTTATACCGCTACACTTCCCCAAAAAGAGAAGTACAATGAAGAGAGTCAGAGAAATGCCACCGACAAGCTCAACACATTACGATTTTTTGCACAAGGTGTAAATGCCGTAGGTGATGAGGGCATGATCGAAGTTGATCAATGTTATCAACCCAGCGATGTAGCAGTTATTCTGGGCTGGGTACATGAGCATGGTAAAACTGCTGCACATCTACAGTTCAGACAAGAGATACTAGACGGGCAAAGAGTCGCAGGTGGGCGTACTGTGATCGCAGACAGCAACTTGTTTCTGTACAAAAATCGAGAGAATCCTGGTTATTGGTTGCGTTACAGTTATGATGGTATCTTTGCCAACACCGGCGAATATTGCGATCATGACCCTGATCCGGAAAGATGGAATCGAGTGCAAAACTCGTGTGGGGTGCAGTTGCAACCCTGGCGACAGACCGGCAACCATGTGTTGTTATGCCTACAGCGTGATGGTGGCTGGAGCATGGCCGGGTGGGATGTATTAGATTGGGCATTAAAGAACATAATCGAGATCCGCAAGTATAGTGATCGACCCATACGCATACGACCGCATCCGGGTGATAAAAAGGCTAAAAAATACTGTGATAGACTGTTGAAACTGTGTCAAGGTCGCCGGATCAACCATGTTGGAATTAGCAATCAAGAGCACAGTCTTGTGGATGATTTCACCGACTGCTGGGCAGTTGTGAACCATAACTCTAGTCCGGGTGTGGCAGCAGCGTTACAAGGGATCCCTGTAATACTCACTGATCCAGAACGCAGTCAAGCCGGTGACGTGGCCACCACGGGCATTAACCGCATAGAAAATCCACTCATGCCCGACCGTGAAGCATGGGCGCAACGAATTAGTCAGTTCCACTGGAGCCACGAAGAACTTCGCTCAGGCGCATGCTGGGTACACATGAAGAAATGGGCAATAAAATGATCGAAGTAATCACCAGTTTTAATAAACTGTATTACGACCTTATTGGTAAAGACTGTGTGAGCAGTTTCCTAGAACATTGGCCCCAGGATCTCTCTCTTGCTTGTTATGTTGAAGGATTCCGCATGCCCAAGTATGACCGTGTGCAGCAGATAGATTTTTCACAGTTAGAGTCTGACTATTTCCAATATCAACTGGATACTGGATTAAATCAAAGCATGAAAAAGTTTGCCAAGAAAGCATACAGTTTCATGCATGCCATGAATCACAGTTCGGCTGAATGGATCCTGTGGTTGGATGCCGATGTTATCACTACACGATCGTTGCCCATCGAATTGCTGCAAAGAGTGCTACGCCCAGATCACCTGGCCATGTACATGGGTGTGACATATTACACGGACAAAGGCGGTCTTCCAGGAACTTGGTTGGTGCCCGAAACTGGAATATTTGCTGTGAATACCCAGCATGAAGATTTTGTCACGTTCAGAGAAGAATATTGCCGTCGGTATCGAGATCGAGATCATGCAGATCTACGTAGATTTTATGATAATGATGTGTTTGGTGCTGCCTTGTTGACCGTGCCCGATGCTGCTGTATTGGATCTATGTGCAGGATTTAAAAAAAGCTACAAGACTCCGTTGCGACATACTGTGCTGGGCGATCACCTAATACACTATAAGGCCAAGCATTCAAAGGCCGAATATGTACAAGGTGATGTTGATGGAATCTGCGTGGCCGATAACGACTAGACGGTGCGCCAATATCGTTCGTTTCTGGGGCGTATGAGATCTTTGTCATTGCTACGCCCGGTGTTCTTTCTATTGCCTTTGAGATGATCTAGATATGCACCCCACACTGTGTTGATCAGCGGATGCCCTTCCCCTTTGATTAAACCAGAACTCCAATTTAATACTCGCCATTCGGGATGCAGTGCCTGTACTTCTTTTCTAGTTTCATCAAACACCCAGCAATCGTTCCATTCTGCCATGTTCATGAGGCGTCCTGAATCATAGGCCAATTGAAACTCCTTCAGCCATAGTCTAGTGATAGTATCATTTAAATTCATGCCATACAACCCACACTCGCTGAACTTCTTCTCTCTACCCAGATAAGCCAACCCCACATTCGAGGGCATGTGCAGCAATAAAAATGCTTCGTTAAGAGGTGTATGGCACACCATGTCAGCATCCATCCAAAACAGCACATCAACGCCACAGTTGGCTGCTGCATGGAACACACTGTAGGCTTTGTGGCAGAAGCGTATGGCATCCCAACGAAATCCTATGCCGGGTGCTTTGCCTTTAGCATCCGCAGGGCCTGTGGCCACTTCACCGCGAGCTCGAGGATCTGATCCCCATCGCTGTTTGAAAGCAACTATGTCTGGGCTGACTTCATGCAAATTTCTCACATGCAGATTCTCGGCTGTTTGTGTGATTTCGCAATCTTCTGTGTACACATAGAGATCCACTTCTCCGGGCCAAGTCTTTAAGAATGTGTCGATCATTCGGCTGGCATACTTGTCGTAACCCGATTGATTAAATGTTGTGACTACTGCATATTTTGTCATAGGCTTCCAGGTTTGAATAACTATTTAATACATATCATGAACATCAGTATTTTTAATAGATTTGGCGCATTAAATTCTGTGCCTGTATTTGAAGCATTCCGCGAAGGATGTAAACGAAATCGTATACGAGTGACCGAGCACAACTCCGCAGCAGATGTAGCTGTGATTTGGAGTCAATTATGGACAGGTCGCATGGCTCCCAATCGTGCTGTATGGCAGGAATTTACGTCAAGTGGGCGCCCTGTGATAGTGATGGAAGTGGGGCAACTCATGCGCGGTGTTGCCTGGAAGATGGGCATCAACGGTGTAAATGCTCGTGCTCAATGGGGTGAAGGAACGGAATCAGAGCGGGCCAATAAACTCGCAATGCGTCTGCAACCGTGGCACCAGGGAGATCATGTCTTGATAGCCATGCAACGAACAGACAGTGAGCAATGGGCAGGATTGCCCTCTGCTGAACAATGGCTTGAACACACTGTGAATCGCATACGCGAAAATACCGATAGACCAATTGTGGTGCGTCCACATCCCAGACAGCGTCTGAACCCCATACCCGGTGTACAGATACAACAGCCACGGGCTCTGCGTGGAACCTATGATGAGTTTGATTTCCGTGGCAGTCTAGGCCGTGCCTGGGCCGTGGTAAATGAAAACTCTGGTCCGGGCAGTCAAGCCATCATTGATGGTGTACCAGCATTTGTGGGTGCGGATAGCATGGCCGTGCCAGTGGCCAACACAGACTTTGCTTTCATAGAAAAACCACGCATGCCCGAAAGATCTGCGTGGTTAGAACAACTGTGTCACACAGAGTGGACACTGGGTGAGATTGCAGCTGGATTACCCTTGAGTAGATTGTTGAAGTCTCTTTAGATCAGCATCCACCATGTCCTGGATCATGGTAGCAAAGTCAGTTCGCGGTTGCCATCCTAGTATGGTTCGGGCAGAAGTGCTGTCGCCATGCAAACTATACAGTTCGGCGGGTCGTTTGAATCGTGGATCAGACTTGACCAACGGCGACCAATCCGCAATGCCTGTGTGTCGAAATGCTATGTCGCACAGTTCACCAATGCTGTGCTGCTGACCGGTTGCGATCACATGGTCCCGAGCAGTAGGCTGTTGTAGCATCAACCACATGGCTTCCACAAAGTCTCCGGCAAATCCCCAATCTCGCTTGGCATCTAAATTGCCCAAGGTGATAGAGTCAGCTAACCCTAGCTTGATACGGGCAACACCATCTGTTACTTTGCGTGTGACAAACTCCCGGCCACGCAATGGGCTTTCGTGATTGAACAAGATTCCCGAACAGGCATACAAGCTGTAGCTTTCACGGAAGTTAATGGTCATCCAATGACTGTACAACTTGCTCACACCATAAGGGCTTCTTGGACGGAATGGTGTGTGCTCGCACTGGGCGCCTGGTTCTGTGGCATTGCCAAACATCTCCGATGTGCTGGCTTGATAGAAGCGTGTGTTAGGACTATGAGTGCGTATGGCGTTGAGCAAGTTCAGCACACCAATGGAGTTTACTTCTGTGGTAAGTTTGTTGAGATCCCAACTGGCACCCACAAAACTCTGTGCTGCAAGATTGTATACTTCTGCAGGTTTGAGAGTTTGCATGAGATGATTCATGTTGTTTTCATCGGTGATATCACCGGTGATCAACTCGATATCGTTCTCAATGCCCAACCATTTGATGTTGTCTAAGTTAGGATTTGAGTAGCGTTTGACGAGGCCATACACATGATAGCCTTTTTCGATAAGTAGTCGAGCGAGATAAGGACCGTCTTGGCCGGTCATGCCTGTTACAAATGCGGTGCGTTTCATAACAGTATGTATCACGAGAAACGATCATACTGTAATATCTTCCATACCTGCTGTGCGTAAGCGAACCACATGGCCCATCTGCCATTGCTTGACATCTAGCCCTTTCATGATGCCCAACCAACGATTTCTTAGCAGGGCCACTTCGTTTATGATGGTTTCAAAGTCCACCACTTCATCTTCACCTTCAGCGTACTTTTCAGCATCTCTTGATGTGAGGGCGCGGGCATAGCCTTCCAGATATTTTTGAAAGTGTTTTCTGCGTATCTTGCGTAGCTGGATGTTGAGATAGTTTAACACAGCTTCAATCTCTTGCAGTTGATTGAAGCGTTGTTC